GGAATGTCGGCGGTTCTCATCGAACCAGGCCATCCGACGCTTGGCGAGCGCCTCATCGGGGCCGGCCAGCATTACTTCGCCTTCGCGGTTGTCTTCGTGGTCTTCGTGGTCTCGCGCTTCTCACCGGGCGCGGCCGTTGCGGCTTCGACGTCATAGTGAACGTCGATCGGCTTGAAGTTGTTCTGAAGGTGCTTGTGCTTCGCCAGCCATGCACCGGAGACACGGGTCTGATCCTTCACGAATCCGCCGTCCTCACCGGTGAAGCTCTCAGTGGCGACGTATACGGTTTGGTCTGCCATGTCGCCTCCCTGTAAGGGAGGAGGGGGCCGAGGGCTCGACCCCCCCTCCGCTTCTTACACTCCGACCAGTGTGATCCCGCCTGCCGGGTCCAGCACTCGAGCGGTGTTACGCCACATCGCGTAGAGCAAACGACGTCCGGTTGGGTAACCGGTGGTGGCATCGAAGAAGTGAGGGATGAACTCGATGTTCATTCCCACTCTCTCCACGATCACGTAGAAGTTCGGCGCACAGAGCACCGCTTCCTTCGTGGTCGATGCGAGCGTTGCGGCGAAGCCGGATGCCTCGTTGGCTGGGTAGCCGATGAGGTTGAACCCGGTGTTGCCGGTCTCGTTCGCCGGGATCCCGGTTCGGAGATCCGGCACCCAGAGGTTCGCCCCGCCGGCCGTGTCGAGCTGGCGGACCTTGTTGTACCAGAACCGGTTTGCGAACCACTGCGCATTCGAACGGAACCGCGGAGGCAAAGCCTCTTCGGTCTTGTAGACATCGTTGACTGCAAGCACCGTGGTCGTGCCGGTCGTTGCGGTGTTCGTGAAGCCGACCACCATCCCCTGCGGGAAGACGGTCGTACCGACTCCGGTGGCGAACTGCGTGGCCTCCAGCGTGTCCTTGGAGTCCTGGATCAGACCCGCCATCTCGGACTGCAACTGGCTCCAGTCCTGGTCGAGCTCAATGGAGAAGTCGATCAGGGACTGTGCCCTCTTGGCGAGGAACGCGGGCTGGGTCAGCGTCGGTGAACGATCCACCGCAACCGCGGACTCCAGCTCATACGTCGCCACGACGGCGCCTGAGGTAACTGCACGCCACTCGTTGGTTCCTGAGATGGACACGACACGACAGACCCGGCGGAACGGGTTGACCGCGCCGTTGGAGGTCTTGACGATCGTCGGGTCCAGGTCATAGACGATGGCCGCGCCACCGGTTCCGACCGCACCCTCAGCCATGACCGCTCGCTCTTCCTCGGTCATCGTGTGGGTGTTGCCCTGGGTCTTCACGTACTTCCCGAAGGCCCGGCGGTAGGCGGGGGAGCCGGTCGTGAGGATCCTTCGGGCGATCTCCGCGTCGTCGGTATCCACACTTCCCAGCAGGTTCTCGATGCTGGCCTGCTGGTCTTCCTTCGGAGCGGTGGAGTTGGGGAACGCCGCACCCTCAACCGAGCGCATGGCGTTGGCCTTGAACTTCTGCGCCGCGTCTTCCGGGGACCTTGCGTCCCGGTAGACCGCAGCTTGGTCGTAGATGTCGTCGCGCTGCACGATCACGTTCGGCGCCGTCACGGTCTCGCGGCGGGTCTCGCGCTCTTCGGGCTGCGACCACTTCTGCAACTTCCGCTCACGCTCTTCCTGTGCCCTGAGGTCCGCATCCTGCTTCTCGATCGCGGCCTCGAGGTCATCGAATCGCGTCTGTGCCTTGGCCGGCATGACACCGGGGTACTCGTCGGCAAGGGTCTGGAGCTCACTGCGCAGCTCTTCGATCCTTGCGACCTTGTCTTCCTTGGAACGTAGGGTCCGCTCCTCTTCCACTGGGTCCTCCTGAGCTCGTACGGGTTCCTGGGTGCCTTGCGGCGGCGCAGGAGGTAGTGCGGATTCGATACGCCGCGCCAGTTCGGCGGGCTTACTCGTCGCCAGTTCTTTCAACGTGGCGTCGAAGCTCTTGGTGTCCCGATACCAGTCCGTCAACGAACGAACGCCTGCGGTTGCCATCGGGTCCGCGGGGAAGGTCACCGGGCCGAACTCCATGACCTGGGCTTCCTTGATCGTTCGCTCGGGAAGCTGGTCGGGGTTGTGGTCTGAAGCTTCTGTCGGCTGCACGATGTCCTCACGCAGGACACGGAACCGATATGACGCTCCGTATACCCCGGCCTGAAGACCGGGGAGGATGTCCCGGACGTAGGACGTGTCCAGGAGTTGGCCTTCGTAGTAGGGGCCGGTCTTGTCCGCTCTCAGCGCAGAGATCGCAGCGAGAGGCTTATCCCCGACGACCGGGTCTCTGCCGTGCTGGAAGAGAACGCGCATGTTGTCGCGGTTCTCCGCGATCGTCTTGTCGAAGGCGTGAGGCGCGATCCGCTCGAGGAACGTCCCCTCGTACGCCGAGTCGATCAGGTTGAACTGGTCGAACCGGGCGAAGTGGCCGAACAGGGTCGGCATCCCGGCCTCCACGTCTCGGACCTGTGCCCGCTCGGTTACGGCACGAACAAGGTTGTCCGTCGGGAATGCGGAGTGGTGGCCTACCCGCGGCAGGTCCGGGTGGAAGTGAGCCGGCGAAGCGGTCTCGTGCATGAAACTATGCCGCTCCTGGAGTTGGGCGAACGTCTCCTCGACGTTCTGAGTGGCCCCGTGCAGGTCTTGGATGTGTGCCAGCAGGGAGTCGGGAGTGGTCGGGACATTGCCCGCGTCATCCATAGGGGCCGCATAGCGTTCCATGGCTGCATCGTCCGTAGCTTGGCTAGGAACCGACATTCGCATCCTTCCCGTTCGTCGCCGGCTCTGGCATCGGTAAGGCCATCTGCTGAGGCGGCGGCGCGATCGGCTGGAGCTGGACCGAAATGAGGTCGGTGTGCTTCAGCTTGCTCCAGTCCTGCGCCATGACCGCAGCGGTGACAGAGTCGGGCTCGAACCCGGTCTCGATCAGTTGGCGCATGGTGATGGCTTCGATCTGCTGAACGTCCGCGATGTCCTTCTCGTCGGCCTGGAGGAACGCGACGTCTCGCGTGTCATACCAAAGCCGACTTCCTCCGGGGACGTCGATGACGTTGGAGATAGCCCCGCAGAAGTTCCGCCACAGAGGTCGGAGGGTCTTGTCGCCCGTCAGTCTTGCGGCGGCGGTGAAGTTCCCTGCGTTCAGACTCGAGCCTTGTAGTCCTTCGGAGAGGCCTACGATGGCGGGATGCACTCCAGCCGCCGCGGCGATCCGCGTCTCGGCGGACCCTTGGAGGGCCTTGAAGTCCATCTGCTGGAAGTTCTGCCCCACGACCGTCGCATCCGCTCCCGCGGCGAGGAACAGCGTCTTGTAGGCGTTGGTCGTGCCTTCGTGGTTGTCGCGGAAGGCTTTCTTGTAGGCCTCGAACTTCTCCATGTTGTTGACGTCGAGCTTCACGATCATGTTCGGCGTGGCACCGTTGTTGAAGCTGGACTCTTTGTGACTCGTCGCGGCGTTGTCCGCCTGGATCTCTCGGATGACGGGAGTCAGCCAGGACATCCCCCGGAAGCTGGCGAGGGGATCGGGGTTCGGCGCGAAGTGCGCGATCTCCTCAGCAAGGAACGTCATCGGGTCTCTACCGGATCCCGGACCTCCGGGTTGAAAGACGATGCCAAGAAGCTCGGTGTCGGGGTCGCCGTTCTCTCCGGTGAGAACCAGCGTCACCCAATCCGGACGGAGACGCTTGAGGTTGTCCCCTCGTCTCACGATGAAGGCGTTCCCCGCGAAGTCGGCGTCCTGGATACAGCGGGCCAAGAGGTCTCCGGTTGTGCCGTTAGGCCAGGGCTTCTCGAGAGGACTAAGAGCCGGCGTTCCGTACAGGTCGCCGGGCCGGCCGTTCCTCATGCCCTGAAACTGGAACCTTGCCTCAGAGAACAGGCTCATACGGACTAGCTCGCAAGCGAAGACAACGCCGTTGGTTTGATACGCCCCCGCAACAAGACCCGCGAAGGTGTTACCGATCGTCTCGGTCTTGCCTTGCAGACTCTGCTGGTATCCCGACAGGGGGTAGATGTGCCCCATGTAGGAGACCCATTCGTTGATCGAGAGGGGATACGTTGCACGCTCCTCAGACTTGGACAGCGCGTCATCACCAAGCACTCTTGAGAAGCGGTCCAGTAGTCCCACGGCCTCAGAATCCGCTACGGGTCACGGAACTAACCCCACCCGAACATCGGTTCCGGCGAGACCTGCGTCTCTGCAACGAAGATCGCGGCGCCCAACGCGAACAGCGCATCCGTCGCAGGGCCGCGATCGGTGAAACGCCAACCCTTCTCGAGCTGTTTCACACCGCCGGCGAGGATCTGCGCCCTCAACGCGGGGTCGGCGTCATGCGCCAGTCTTCCACCCTCGATGACGGTCAACAGCGTCTCGGAGATGTTCATCATGCGCTCGTCGGTCTGGGGGACGGATTCAACCGGTAACCCCTCCTCGAGGAGACCGTCGCCGGAGCGATCGAAGGTCTTTGAGACGTAGGTGTTCATCCGCACGTCGAATCGCTCGTTGAGCTTCCGAACCTCAGCCTCCACGCGCTTCAAGGGCGGGACATCGCCCGT